ACTCCGGTGGCCATTCTTATTATACTGCAAGGATTATGAGCTGAATACAACGTTCGCAATTCCTCCCATCACGCGAAGATAGTTGTATGATTCAACGTACGCACGAACTGTGAAACTGTACGGTAAAGTCTTCACTGCATTTGCGACCTGAGATGACGGAACAATCGTAATTACATCCAGGGCAGAGTACAGTGGAAGACCATTTGGACCTACTGCGTTGGGATTCACAATGGTGGGTCGGGGATTATTCAGTGATGATTTCAGTACACATACGGGAGCTACCTGGGCAGGATCTGCATCAATTGAAATAAACGGTGGCTGAACGTACGAATTACGAAGGAGGATTTTGTTGAACATTGAACCATTAATGTGACCACTTGGTTGTTTCTTGTGGTGATCAAGTGCGAACGAATAGGTATACACTCCAGGAATATCGGTGGTGGTACGACCAGTCTGGTAGCGATAGTTTTCAAGTTGGCTGAAAAAGTACGTCTGTTTGAAAGAGAATCGCTCCTTTCCGTCAATGATCACTGCTGACTCAAGCAGGATATCGCGCTGGGATACTCCCGTGTCCAGAGCATTTCCACTATTAAATACTCCCGCCGGACCTGTGATGCCCGCAGTGTTAATGGGAGCTTTATACGGATCCACCCAGTTCGTATAGTTATCAACATCGTTTTGGAGGATACGATCCGATCGCTGAGCAACCCATACGATCTGGGTACACAAGTTACGCATAAGTAAGAGTAGATCATTACTTGCTCCATGTTGACCATCGGCGGTTACCATATCCACCTGGTTGATAATGAATGAGTTCTCGGTCTTTGCCAAATGAATACGCTCAGCATCTCCTAGGAAGATATAGTTGGCCTCAATGAATGGATTGAGGACCCAGTAGTATACTGTAGGATTGGTAGGAACCGGCGTAACAGAATACGTTGGAGGTGATAGGAAATTGTTCATCGTCATCAGTGGACTGCTGGGATCAGGAGCAATGCGGACTCCAAAGTTAGGATTCGGGAGATTGTCGATTGTTTCACGGATATCGCGAATCGTGAATAACTCGTACATATTCGTCAGTTCCACCACAATTTCCACAATAGAATTCTGCAGGGCTCCCAGTGGAAGAGCTGATCCAGCATCTTCGCAGAACCAAAAATGGAGAGGCACATTCAGTGTACGTCCATAAATTGACGGTTCTGCGAGTGCTGTCTCTGTAGAGATCGCATGAGGGTACTGGTTTGTACGATCATACGCGTTTCCGGGATCGTACATTTCCCGAACATTACCTACCATCTGGTCAACCATAGCCTTCTTATTCGCATCGAAGTTCAGGTCCGCATACAGTTTCATCCACTCTCCAGTGTGACGTACAATTTCCTGACCGTTGATGACGATCGCAGCGTAATTGATCATGTTGTATCCGATATTTCGGATCCACTGGAATTCGTACCCAATCGCCGATGAATTATTATTCAAGTTCGGATGAGACGCGTATACGGGCTGAACGGACGAATAAATGTTCGGAAGTGTCATCACGATATAGCAATCATTCACGAGCTGGGAAAACTGTTCGACATTTGCTCGTAAGGTAACTGAACCCGATACAGGAATTCTCAAATTAGTCGTTTTAAAGACCAGCTCAAACTGCTCCATCGCAAAATCCGTATGGCGCTTGTACACGGTCCTAAAATGCGTGAACGACGGGTTCCCACATACTAGTTGATCTTGTGCGCCCTTGTTTACGAGCTGAATTAAACCTCCAGACATCTCTTACTTATTTACTGAATAGTTTTATGTCTGTATACTCCGCATTTTCCACATCCGGTCCGATCTACGTTAATCGATACAGTCGTACAATTGCACAGACGTGTAAGTTGCAAGTTCTTGGCATTCGTGTTATTGAAGTGCGACTTGGATATGATGTAGTCCGCAACCTGCGACGCCTTGTAATCTATCCATTGTCCAGTAGTCCGCTGAATACGGCTCTCTCCCGTCCGCCGAGGATTCAGCATTGGGACAGAATACTTCGTCTGGGGAACAGTCGCGACGTTCACATCAGTATTGTTTGCAATCACGGTCGCATACGCCTTGGCTCCGCGCAGACGCTGTAGCCGTGTCCAGTCGGCGGCAGATAATCCACGCGTTCCCGCCTGGTTATTTGATGATGTCTTGGGATGGGCTACAGTGGCCATTTATACAACACCCGGGAAAAATGAAATGGAGTTGGGGCCATTACGTGACCCTACCTGTAATAATCGCTTCGTGTCCTGGAACGCAACGTAATCAAAAATTTCATTCGTCTGTGGATCCAGGATCATAACCATTCCCTTTACTTTCACAATTTGGAGCTTCCTATTTTTTCGTATTAAGTTTACCTTGTACAGCGCATCCCTCTCGTCATTCAAGTACGATGGACGGTACGCTAAATCCTCTGCAGTCACAGACGTATCGAAACGCATACACTGAATCACCGGCTGTTCTTTCGAATGTAATTTACGATGAATCTCACAATCGACGGCCGCCTGTTTCAGGATCGTGGCAATACTCTTGATAATTCGGCTCTTTTCAAATGCGACTTCGTACAAGAACTCGTCCGACGTCATGAACGCATCTTTGGCCTCGTCGCCTTCATATCTCTTTAACTTCATATCGTTACGACGAATGAGCGTAATGTTAGGCCCTTCCTGGTCAGTGAGTTGTTCTGGCGCAAATACTGACATGTACAGTTTGACTGTAACGTTACGCTCGTCTGCAGGTAACGTCTCGTGAGAGTTGATACGGATAGCGCGACCAATAACCTGCTCGATGCGCGCAGGGTTCCAGTACGGTTCCATAATGTACACGTTTCGGACATTCTTCAGGGTAATACCTTCAGACGCCGCTTTTGTTCCCATGAAAATGCACAGCCGACGTTTTTCTTTGATTGAATCACGTAACGTTCCTGGTAACTGTTCGTACTCGCCGTTGAAAATCAGGCGGACGTACTCACGTTCATCCTTGTCTTCTTCACCAGTATACGTACAGAACGCTGGCACGCCCTTTTCCATCTCGCCTTCGCGCCACTGTCCTCCTTCTTTGACTAATTTGTACTTCTGGAACCCATTATGCTTCAAAATAAGTCCAAATACTCCAAGACCTTCCAAAGACTTGAACTCGGAATACACGAACTGGTTATTGAACTCGCCGTCTTTACCTACACTCGCTTTCAGATCCTTGAGCATTCTGGCCATTTTCGGTGAGAAGTTTTCAAGAGTTTTGGGAGAAAGAAACCGTTCAGGATCAGCGTCCAACTTATCTAGAATGACTTGCTTGTCTTCCGGAATAGGTTTGCCGTACATAGACTCTTCAGTTTCTCCTAGATCTGTTATCTTGTACTTGAACTCTGGGGGAATTGCGTAATTGCACAGGAGACGAGACGTCATACGATACGAACCCAGATCGTCATTGATGGATGGATTACGTTTCTTGTTCGCATCACGATCCATTTCAACTTTACGGGCTTCCAAGTACATGAGATACTGCTGAGGAGACATATCTATTTTCTGCAGGGTCTTGTCCTCGTCCAGACGTTTGGGAAGTAACTTTTCGTCAGCACCCTTGTAGTACGACACCAACCCTTGAATACGCCGTCCGAACATCAGGGCATTCTTGATATTCAATCCGTCCACGAACGTGTTAATGAACCCTTGAGGACCGTCAAATTCTGTAGGTAAACACTCCAGATTTTCTACATGCATCTTATCTTCGCCCAAAAGCTCTACGCCCGCAAACCGTGTCTCAAACTCAACTTTCCATTCAGTGGCCCATTTCTTGATATCCGGTTCCTGCTTGAAGTCTTTAGAATACTTCACGGCAATCCGGTCTCCTTTCTCGTTATATACGCTCTCAAAGTACGGAGGATTACGTGTGAGCTTGATCTCATGCTTTACGGAATTGTACTCTATCGTATCCACATCTTTTTGCTGGCGGAAAAATGCAGTCATCAGAGCTTCGTCCCACGCCATTGCCGCTTTTGTAGGTACAGTGACACGCTCAATAGGTCCACGAAGCAGGTTCATTAAGTAAGCAATTTCCTGAGGGCGATTAATCGTGGGAGTTCCCGATAAAGCCACAACCTTGCAGTTTGTAGCATAGTAGATCATATCGTACAACTTGCGCTTGATTTCCCGATCGTTTACGACAGATCCAATTAAGTTATGTGCTTCTTCAATGATCACGACGGAGTTATCAAACATGTGCTGAGTTGGAAGTAACTTTTCAACGTTCTTCTCAGAGATACCGTTATAGTTAATGAAATTAAACCTATGTTCAATCAAGTCATCAATTTGAGCTTCAACTCCTTTCTGCTGTTCGCGAGACAGGGTACTATAATTCGGATTCGAATGGGGAATCGTCATAAAGTACCGTCCATTATCATCCAAATACTTATCAGACATACCGAGTGATTTTGCAGTATCCCGATCCTCATCGGACCGAATCTTCTTTTCTTCCCAGTGCTGGTCCTTAATGTACACTGAATCTCCGAACGTCCTGATCTCATTCGTAAAGTTGGTACGAAGCGAGGCCGGAATAAGGACATACACCTTCTTATTGCTCATTAAGGACTCGGCGACCGCAATGGCCGACCGTGTCTTGCCCGAGCCCAGACCATGGTACAACAACAGGCCTCGGTAAGGAGTTTCAATTAAGAGGTAGTCGCGCACGAGTTTCTGGTAAGGGTATAATTGCCCCTTCACTGTCGTGTCATCGGTTCCCTCGACCGTTTTTTGCCGGTACTTCAAGAACATCCGAGTTACGGAATCGGCAAACTGTTTCCTGTCGGGTAGAACGTATGACATTCTCACTTA